TCAACAGGTAGATTATTCATTACTGCTTGGGCAGTCGTTGATATCAATCAAACTGGCACATGGACTGTGGTTGACATAGCAGCATAACAAAACTAAAATTGCTTATATTGCAATAATTAACAAAAATTTTAAATATGCCTTCTACATATTCTACAGACCTCAAACTTGAGTTGATGGCCACAGGCGAAAACTCGGGAACATGGGGTACAAAAACAAATACAAATTTAGATTTAGTTCAACAAGCAATTGTTGGTTATGAAGTAATAACTATTACAGCAAATACAACGCTTGTGATGACTGATGCAACAATTTCTAATGCAAGAAATGCTGTTCTTGAATTGTCAGGAACAATTGCTGCAAATTCTACCGTAAACGTACCTAACATAGAAAAAAAATACACAGTATATAATAATACAACAGGTGCTTTTACAGTAACCTTAAGGGGAGCATCTCAAACAACAAATTTTGTAACTTGGTCAACAACGGATAAGGGTATTAAACAAGTTTACATGGATGGTATCAATGTTGTAGATATAAATAGTAATTTTGCTGCGTCAAGTTTTGAACAAATTAATTTACCAACTCAAAATGAATTAAGATTTGAAGATGCGTCAGGTGGTCAGTATATTGCTTTTAAGGCAGGCTCAACCATAGCATCTAATCTTACTTTTACGCTACCAACTGCGGATGGCACTTCAGGACAAGCGATCACAACAAACGGCGCTGGTACATTAAGTTTTGCTACAGCTGGAATAACAACTGGAAAAGCTATTGCAATGGCAATAGTTTTCGGTTAAAATAACTACGGAGTAAATAAATATGGCAAATCCAAATATAGTAAATGTAACAAGTATCTTAGGAGAAACAGTCATAGGTGCTTTAACAACTACATTGACTACAGTTCTTCTTACAAACTCAGCTTCATCAGGAAAAGTTTATAAAGTTAATTCAGTTTTAATATCAAATATTGATGGCACAAATGCTGCTGACGTAACATTTAAACTTGCAACAAATGAATTAGGAACATCTACTGCATATGCAATTGCTTCCACAATTGCTGTTCCAGCAGATGCAACTTTATCAATTATAGATAAAACTAATTCTTTTTATTTAATGGAGAACAGATCATTAATAGGCGGAGCTAGTGCTAACAGCGATTTAGAATATTTAATTAGCTACGAAGTTATAAACTAACCGAGAGAATTTTGCTATGGCAAAAGAAAACGGTGGAATAATCGGAGTAGTAAATACTCCAACAACATCAGTAGCATCAGGAGTTTGGGCTCTTGAAGATCAATTCAATGCTAAAAAAAATAGTACTTGGCCAGTATCACCTTATTCAGTTGATTTTTTAGTTATAGCTGGAGGAGGTTCAGGTGGTGGTGCTGGGGCTTCTGGAGCTGCTAATCAAGGAGGAGGGGGTGGTGCAGGAGGATATAGAACTTCAACTCAATCAGTAAGTATTGGAACAGTAATTACAGTAACAGTAGGAGATGGTGGTGCGGCACTATCTTCAGCTGCGGCTGGAAATGATGGTTCAAATTCTTCAATATCAGGTTCAGGATTAACAACAATAACAAGTAATGGTGGTGGTGGTGGTGGAAACAATGCTCAAAACGGAAAAAATGGCGGTTCTGGTGGTGGCGGAGGTGCAACTGGTCCATCAGGTTCTACCGCTGGTTCAGGAAACACACCAAGCACAAATCCAAGTCAAGGAAATAATGGCGGAACAGGATTTGATGGTACAACAAATATTACTTTAACTGGAGGTGGTGGAGGTGCTGGTGCAGTTGGTGGAAATTCTGCAACTACTCATGTTGCACCAAATAATAATGCAGGTAATGGTGGTAATGGAACAGCCTCTTCAATAACTGGTTCTTCAGTTACAAGAGCAGGTGGAGGTGGAGGTGGTGCTTCAAGTGAAGCAACAACAGTTGCAAGTGGAGGAACTGGTGGTGGAGGTACTGGAGGGGAATCTAATACTACTGCTGCAACAGCAGGAACTGCAAATGAAGGTGGTGGCGGAGGAGGAGGAAGTTCTGGTGGTCCAACTGTACTTGCAAGTGGTGCAGGTGGAAAAGGAGTTGTTATATTAAGTGTACCAACTGCTTCATATTCATCTACTACAACTGGTTCGCCAACAGTTACAACATCTGGTTCAAATACAATTTTACAATTTAATGGAAGTGGGAGTTACACAGCATAATGGCCAGCTTTGCAAAAATAGAAAATAACATAGTAACAACAGTTGTATCTGTTGTTAATGAAGTATTAAAAGATTCAAATGGAATTGAACAAGAAGCTATTGGTATTGAATTTTTAAAAACACTTTATAATGAACCAGAAGCTATCTGGAAACAAACTTCATATAACACACATGGAAATGTTCATTCTTTAGGAGGGACACCTTTTAGAAAAAATCATGCAGGAATTGGATATACTTATGACTTAAATAGAGATGCTTTTATACCACCTAAACCTTTTAATTCTTGGATATTAAATGAGCAGACATGTCTTTGGGATGCACCAGTTGCTATACCTAAAGATGATAATATGTATAAATGGAACGAAGAAATTTTAAATTGGGAGTTAATTAATGGCTAAACGTAATGGTGGTATAATTGGTAAAGTAAATACTCCAACAACTTCTACAGCAAAAGGAGTGTGGAGACTACAAGATCAATATAATGCTAGAAAAAATAATATCTGGCCAGGTCAAGCTTATTCAATAGATTTTTTAGTAATAGCTGGAGGTGCATCTGGGTGTACTGGTGCAGGTGGTAATGGTGGATATGTTGGAGGAGGAGGTGGTGCTGGGGGATATAGAACATCAACTCAAACAGTAACAGGAGGAACAGTAATTACAATAACAGTTGGAGATGGTGGTGCTTCAAAAAATGCAACTCCTGGAGGAAATAATGGAAATGATAGTTCAATATCAGGAACAGGTTTAACAACAATTACTTCTACTGGTGGTGGAACAGGTGGTGGTAATGCTTTAAATGCAGAAAATGGAGGTTCTGGTGGAGGAAGTGGAGCAACAAGTACACCATCAACTTTTGGTTCTGGTAACACTCCAAGTACAAGTCCAAGTCAAGGAAATAATGGTGGAGCTGGGTTTGATGGTACTAGTCTTGTCACTATGGCTGGTGGTGGTGGTGGTTCAGGTGGAGTCGGTGGAGATTCTACTCAAGCCAGCGCTGCTCCTAGAAAAGGAGGAGATGGTGGAGCAGGAACAGCATCTTCTATAACTGGTTCTTCTGTCACAAGAGCAGGTGGTGGTGGTGGAGCAAGTGATGGTGGAAATGTTTCACTAGGAGCTCCAGGTGCAGGAGGAACTGGTGGTGGAGGAATAGGTGCTTCTTATAATACATCTACAGGTAATACTGCTGCAGGAGCAGGAGAGGCAAATAAAGGTAGTGGAGGTGGTGGTGGTGTTGGTCCAGGTGGAAATACTGCTTCTGGTGCAGGTGGAAAAGGAGTTGTTATATTAAGTGTACCAACTGCTAATTATTCATCAACTACAACTGGTTCGCCAACAGTTACAACATCAGGTTCTAATACAATTTTACAATTTAATGGAAGTGGGAGTTACACAGCATAATGGCTAGCTTTGCAAAATTAAATAATAATATAGTTGAAAGAGTTGAATCCGTAGTTAATCAAGTTATTACAAATTCAAATGGAATAGAAGAAGAACAACTAGGAATTAATTTTTTAAAAACACTTTACAATGAACCTAATGCTATTTGGAAACAAACGTCTTATAATACATTAGAAGGGGTTCATAAATTAGGTGGCATTCCTTTTAGAAAAAATCATGCAGCGATTGGATATACTTATGATTCAAATAGAGATGCTTTTATACCACCTAAACCTTTTAATTCTTGGATATTAAATGAACAAACATGTAGTTGGGAAGCACCCATTGCTAAACCAACAACAGAATTACAATATAGTCAGTATTATTCTTGGAATGAATCTATTATTAATTGGGAAATTAAAACAAAATAATAGTTTACAAAAAATATAATTTAGTTTATATTTAAGAAAGAATGTCAGAAGCAGTTATTAACGGAATATTTCCAACACCTATCTATATGTCTAAATTAGATAGAAAATTAACTTCATTAGAATTAAAATTTGTAGAAAAAAATAAAAAAGATTTTTATAAGAACGAAGGAAATATTACATCAAATAATAGTTATATCTTAAACGAAAAACCTTTTGCTAATATTAAAAAGGAATTAGATTTAAGAGTAAAAGATTATTTTGAAAAAGTTATATCTTCAACCGATGCGATTACACCTTATATTACACAATCTTGGTTAAACTATACAGAAACAAATCAATTCCATCACAAACACGCACACCCAAATTCTCTAGTATCAGGTGTGTTTTATATAAATTGTCACGAAGAACTTGATAAAATCAAATTTTTTAATGATGGTTATAAAACTATAAAACCTGAAATTAAAACTTGGAATTTATATAATTCTGAATCTTGGTGGTTTACTGTCAAAACTGGAGATATTATTATGTTTCCTTCTTCTTTAACTCATATGGTTGAAAATAAAGAAGGAATCAATACTAGAATAAGTTTAGCTTTTAATGTTTTTATAAAAGGTGCAATTGGTAATAATAAAAATTTAACTGAACTAATATTATGAAATTAACAATTGAAGAAACTATTAAAGCATATACCAATGAAAATGGTTTTGCTTGGGGTATTAATACAGTAATGAAATCTCTAGCACCAGGTGCTAGTTACGATTTAACTTGTGCTGGTCAGTTTATTATTGATAGATGGGATTCACCATTACCACAACCAACATCTCAAGAAATAAGAGATGAATATATTAGACAACAAACCATTGCAGAGTGTTTAGAATATTTTAAAGAAAATACTGGTTTTAAAGGATTGATTAAAAAATTATTTAGAAAGTGAATATAGAGAAAAGGTTTTCTATTCACTTAAATAATATCATCTGGCCAACAGAAGAACAGAAAAATGACGAACATTGGAACGTTTCTGGAGTTTTAAAGAAGAACTCAAATCAGGAATTTAAATTTGATGTAAGACCTATGTTTCAAATGCCTAATAATCAATTAGGTAAACATGGAACCACAGCAAGTAAAGCTGATAAAATAGTGTTTGAAACAGATAAAGATTGGGTAATTATTGATGTTCCAGAGCTTCATGAATATGTTAAAAAACAATCTTTAAAAGTAATTCAATTTGAAGATTTGCTTAATAAATTGGAATGGAATATATACATATTTAAAAAATGAATATTTTTATAAGTAAATTTAAAAATGCTTATTCAAAAAAATCATGTAAAAGTTTAATAGATTGGTTTGAAAATAATAAGAAATTAGCAAAGCCAGGGGAATCAGGTTTAGATAAAACATTAAGTAATTTAGAAATATGTATACACTTAACCAAAGAAAATAATTTTTTTGGTTTAGATAAAACATTAATTGAATGTACAGAAAAATTTATAAAAGAATATCCTGAAACGAATGAATTCCTTGAAAAATGGTATTTAGATCCACTTATACAATTAGTTTGTTATGAACCAAATCAATTTTATACAAGATTACATTGTGAAAATGATGGTAATCCTAAATATTTAAATAGAGTTTTTGCATGGATGTTATTTTTGAACACTATAGAAAAAGGTGGTGGAACTTATTTTAAATATCAAGACTTTATTGCAGAACCTTTAGCAGGAGATCTTTACATTTGGCCAGCTGGGTGGACTCATTTTCATAAAGGAATAAAAGCAACAGAACAAAAAAAATATATATTAACTGGATGGTATAACTATTTAAATTGAACCAAGTCATTTATAATTTATTCAGTTTATTGTAAAATATATGAAAAATCATAGTTTAAAAGAAGTAAAACTAGAAGAATTGCTATCTACAATAGATTGGAATATTATCTTACCAAAAAAATAGTGTATAATAGGCATATATATGCCACTTAGAAAAA